ATTCTTGTCGCGCTGTGTAAGTCAGTTGCTCCATAAGGAACAATCAAGTCTTCACTTGGAATGAACTTAGAAACTGCTCTGCCTAAGTTTTGATCGTAATATACTTTTCTAAAAGCTGAACCACTCAGCGGTAGATAGAACAACATTTGATCTGTTTCAGAGTCATACTCACGCATCACTTGCATGAGCTGATAGTTCATGAACTCTTGAACGCGTGATGCTTGTTGCTCTGTTTCAGGGGTGGCCATGCCAATGACTTGAGTCTTGACTGGACCTTGGGAAGGTAATAGCTCATTGTACGCTTGAGCTTGGAACTGAGTGACTGACTCAGCAAGCAATGGATGCATAACACCAGAAGCTCCCTCAAAAGGTTGCGTTCTTTCTTCGTAGTTCATACCAAGATACTCTAAACCTTCGCGATAAGTTTTCTCCCATTCTCTGCGTGACTCTTTGTCAGCATCGATGTTGCCCATCAAATCATTTTTAACAGAGGTTAATTCTTGGTCATCAATAATATCAGATAAGTTCGCATAGAAGTCTGTATCTTCCATAGGGGGAGTGGGCATACCAAAAGCAATGTTGCCATCTTCAAGTTGCTCAAAGTTATCGAAGTCTGCATCTTCTTCAGTTACATCAACCTCAAGCTCCATGCCTTTGGATCTATCTCTAACCTTGAGGTCTACTTGATCCTCAATGGTGATTGCTTTTTCTATTGCCATTTATTTTATTTTAAAGCTTTGCCAAAACCTCTTTTAGCTACGCCTACTCCTCTTCTTTTGCCGCCGCTTCTAGAACCTTTAGACTTTATCATGCCACCGCTTCTGTAGCCTTTAGATGCCATACCACCAGATCTATAACCTTTAGATGTCATGCCGCCAGTTTTCATTTTCTTAGGTTTCTTGGCAGCTTCCATATTTTCTTTTTTAACTTTATCAATCCTAGCTTGTTTGGCCATATCTTTTTTGACCGCTGCATCAAACTGCTTGTCTGTTCTGCCTTTTTTACTTTTCTGCGCATCAGACATTTTTTTGTTAAAAGGTTTAGACATTTCTTTTCTTTGCGCAGCAGTCATTCTTTTTTTAATCTTTTTACCGCTTGGCAAAGTTTTCATGCCAGTCAAGTCATCAACTTTTTTAGTAATGGCTTTTTGAACTTTAGGATCGTTGGACTTAGCAACAATCTTTCCATCCTTAATTCTTTGGGCAGTTTCTTTTGTTAGCTCTGAAATACTTTTTATAAAATTTATTTTTGACATGATTATTACCTCTAATTTATTTGTTAACCATTTCTTGCATCATGCGTCTGCGATTCGCTGCGCCAGCAACACAACCACCGTCTTTGTATTTCATAACAGAGCCACCTTTTTCAAATGGTCTGGCTGCTTTACCAAGAAGTTGATCTGCTTTTGAACCAGGTGCTACCTTTGATGCAATTTTGGATGCTGCTTGAAGCGGAGCAGTTTTAGCTTGATATACTGCTCTTCCTATTCTTTTTAATGCTTTTTTTGCCATGATTGTTACCTCTAATAATAAATTCGTTGTCTAGGGATTGGCTCTTCATCATCTTCGTCTGAATCCAATCGCACAAAGTTGCCCTGACGAAATCTTAGTATAGCCTGTGTTGTCGAATCTACAAAGTCATCATTTTCCCCATAAGGAAAAGCTGCACATTCTTCTATGACCTCCTCTGCAAAGATGGCATCAGGAGCCCACACCATCCCTGCTTCAAACACAGGAGAGGCGCTGTGCACTCGGGTGACTTTGTCCTTGCCCTTAGTGGGTCGATAGTTCACCACAGGTATGCCCATCATTCTCAACTCGTGCGTCAAAGGCGTACCACTTGCTTGAGATTCTACCAAGACAATGTCTGGTTGCCAATAGGTATATTCATCGTAAGCTGTCGACTTGAGATCCGGGAAGTCCCATCGACCTTTCTTGGCATCAAGCAAGATGATGGACTCAGGTGCTCCATCGCTAGGGCGGAAGACACCCCAAGTGGTAATGGCGCTGTAGTCAGCAGTTTGCTTGGAGCTAAAAGCAGTATCGTAAGACTGAAGTATGTAGGAGCAAGGAGGGGGATTGTCTTGCTCCCACATTTGCCACCACTCGCGTTTAAGTAGGGCGCCCTCTTCAGAGGTAGGGTTTTGCATGTACTGGGCGTTCCACTTGGCCACAGGCAAAGAAGCTTTCACAGACTCAAGCTCTTCGATCTTCCAGTAACCTGGCCACAAGGGTTCACCGCTATCTAAAATGGCAGGGAGTTCTAAGACTTCCCATTGGTCTGCATGGTCTTCGCCCATGCGTCTCAAAAGTTTCTCAGTCAAATCCAAAGTCGACCAACGCGTCATGACAATCACAATGATACCGCCGGGCTGTAAACGCTGGCGGGGTCCAGAGGTATACCATTCATAAGCTGACTCAAGAGCCGAAGGTGACATGGCATCTTGCTCAGAGTGAGGATCGTCAATGATGAGCAAGTCAGCACCTCGACCCGTGATGGCGCCACCGACTCCAGCAGCAAAGTATTCGCCACCTTTGTTCGTCTCCCAGCGCCCGGCTGACTTAGAATCAGCAGACAGCTGCACGTTCTCAAAGACTTGCTTGTACTCATCAGTGTCCATCAAGTTACGCACCTTGCGCCCGAACCTTGCCGAGAGTTCAGCGGTGTGAGTCGTTTGCATGATTTTCATATCAGGACGTAGTCCCATGATCCAACTTGGGAAGAACACAGAAGCAAACTCGGACTTGGTATGACGTGGGGGCATGTTAACGATCAGGCGCTTGCACTTGCCTTGGGCTACCGATTCGAGTTTTTGCGCGAAGAGCCTATGGTGCTCGCCTTCGATGAAGCCATCCCAGACTTGCTTGACGTAGTGGATAAAGTCTTTCTGGGCTTTGCCGCTGGTTTTAAGTTTCTTGATGCGATCTTGGATGGCCACTATTTCTTTTAGGGCATCATCTGGAACATGGTCTAGTTTCGTGTTTGGTGCAGACATCTCAAAATGTTTTTTTCTGTGTGCAATATAGTACCTCAATAGGGGTCCCAAAAAAAGAGGGGGGGGTGAAATGAATCACGCGATCAAAAATCAGGACGCGATCCAATAGAGACCCAAAGTATGACGCTTAATATGTCATACTTAATATGTATATTAGTTGTCATAAATGTTTACTTTATGTTTATGAACTGATAACATACGTAGTATGTTAACCAAAAAAAAAGGAGGAATTAACATGAAACAAGTTGATAAACTTAGAAGTCTACAAAATAAACTTGTAGCAATGGAGACCAAACAGGTAAGAGAATACCTTGAGGTTAAGAAAACAATTGATGCCTTAAGATCATCAATCAAAAAAGAGATGGCTGATGAAGTCATTATCAAACCTAATGGCATTGGAATTCCTAGAACTTTCAAGTCATGGTCTGAAGTAAATATGGTGGATGCAACTGTATCTCCTGATAGGAAAGCTGTTAGAGGTTTTCTTAAAGGTGATAAAGAGATGGCATTAGTTTACTTAAGCCATAGGAAAGCTTATCAAGTTAAAGCTAATACCATGCTTTCAATTAAAGGGTGGGTAGATTAATGCCAAATCATACGTCTAACTTTGTTGAAGTTGAAACAAATACAGGTTGCTCGAAAGAGCAACTTGCATTGCATAGCCTTAGAACCATGCTTTCCATTCATAGTGGGACATTTGATTTTGAGGGAATGATTCCAATGCCTAAAGACTTAGCTAAGTCTTTTGATGTTGCTGATCCTTTTGACCATGGCGATGAGTGGGAAAATGACATGGGACACCTTGTCCCATCTGATGAACTTACTCGCAAAAGATGGGTTAAAGAGTATGGCTTCGATAATTGGTATGATTGGAGATTGGCCAATTGGGATACCAAATGGAATGCTTATGATGTTGATATTGAGATTGATGAGATGGATAGTCTCCATGTCTCATTCTTAACTGCATGGTCATGCCCTACTAAAATATATCTCAAGATAAAAGAGTATTGCGATGAGCATAATCTATCTTTAGATTGGGGTGTAGAATTTGAAGGTGAAGATGGTTGGTATGATCTTTCAAAGGAAGACCTTGAAGATGGGAGGTGGCAGTAGATAGACCAACACCAACTAGGGGAGCAACTGCTCCCCTTTTTTTTGCTTTCGCTCCTGAAAATAATTTTGAACTGGACAGTATTTTTTTTGTAGCAGCTTTTCAAAACCTGGCCTGGTTCCTGATTTCAAATCTGGTAAATGCTAACGCCAAAGATCGCAAAAGAATTGAACGCACAAGATCGCAAAAAGCTGCTAAAAAAAAATAAAACTTGAACGCAAAAGATCGCAAAAGCTAGGCCAAAAAAAAGGGGCGTATGCCCCTTTGATTTTTTAGAAATAAGATTAATGAGCAACCATTAAGAATGGTTTTGTTTCACTTGCGATTGTTGTGCCTTCAATGATTTTATCTTCTACTTGATCTCTTTGCTTGGGATCAAAGTAATATTTACCATTCTTGGAAAGAACATCTTTAAAACATGGAAGCTTAACAAACTCTTCCACTTCGCAAGATAGACACATTGAAACTTTAAACAAATCATCTAATATTTCTAGATCATCTGTATAAGGCCTTGTAATAAGATCTTTCACAAGCTTATCTTCACTCATCAAAACATCTTCAAGGAAGTAATCAAAAGACCACATCTCTTGCTCTTTGTTATCAAAGCTATAAATAATTTCAACGCTTATCAAGGGTTTAAATGCTATTGTTTTCATAATTTTTCTCCATTAAGTTAAAGACTTATTATAACTTAATTTGTAATGATTTCCTAATCTATGTATAATGTATGTTATTAACAAACCATAAACCAAAGGAGGATATATGGGAACAAGAAGTAACGTTGCATATGCAACAGAAGATAATAAAGTTCTTGCTAGCTATTGTCATTATGATGGCTACATAGAGCATAATGGGGTAATGCTTTTGAAGTATTACAATGGAGAAAAACAAGCTAGAGATTTAGTAGACAATGGCTACATGTCTTCTCTTCAATCCACTATTGAAGAAATCAATGAGGGCAGAGTGCATGAAGACAAACCTATTGAGTATCGTAATGAGTTCATATTCATGAATGACTTACAAGCTTTATGGATTGAGTTTGTTTATCTCTTTAAAGATGGTAAATGGTATGTCGCTGAATCAGATAGCGTCAAAACACCTCAAGCCTACAATAAATCTCAATGGTTCCATACAACATTCAAACCACTTGATGAAGTTGTTAGCCTTGAGATGATGGAGAAGGTAGCATGAGTGATGCAACACAATTCAAAGAGTACGAAGTTAGGCGCACCTCCATTAAAAAGGAGGTGTGCTATGTCACTGCTCGCACTTGGGAAGAAGCAGAAGAACTAGCGCAAGACCAAGAGTGGGAATATGTAAGCGAAGACACAAGCTTTGAAGCGGAGGCCACAGGTTATGAAGAAGTTTGACGCGGTTATGATAGC